CAATCGATCCATGCCCGGTCGTCGCGCCGCAGCGCGACGAGACGCTTGGACGGGCGCGGCGGCGCGGCAAGCAAGGCCTCCACCGCATCGAAGACATCTGCTCCGACGTCGAGGAAACGCTGATCGAGCAGTTCGCGCTGCGCGGCAGCATAGGCCGCATCCGTCACGAAGGCTGTCACCGATGTATGCCGTGCGGCGGCGGCCCTTGCGATCACCGCGCGCGTCTCCGCATCGATCCTAAGGTTCAGCGTTTCGCTCTTGCGCTTCTGGTTCGTGTCTGCCGTGCTCATCGTGGCTTCCCATACCGCTCTTCGGAACCCTTACCACGGCGTAACGACATTGTACATGCAAGCCCGACCAGCCTATTCACCCGGCCGCTGAGGGCACCTTATTCCGTCACCGCCCGAAACCTGAGTTCCGCCCGGTGAAACCGGCTCTTGCTGTCGCGGCGCTGGCTGGTCGTGCGGTGCAGGATGCTCACGAGGTGCGCGTTGTCGAGAACGAGCGGTGCATCGTCGAGGAGCGCGCACACGCGCGCCGCAATTGCCTGCGCCTCGCGGTTGCCCGCCGCCTCCGACCAGACTTCGATCGAGACGATATGCACCTCGCCGCCCTCGCTCGCGGTCCCGTAGTCGGAACTGTCGATCGACCGCAGCACGACCAGCGGCAGTTTCGGCCGCGGCAGGATGCGGTCGGTCACGCCGTCCGCTCCGACGAGCCCGACCAGTGTCGCGTCGCCGGTCAGGCGCTCGAAAATCGCCGTCTGCAGGGAAGAGGCCGCGCTCATGCGCCCGCCTCCTCGCAATCGCAGACGATATAGCGCCCGGTCTCGTCAGGATCGCGGCAGGCGCGGATGTCGAGCAGGCGTGTGCCCTTGCGAAGCCGCATGCCGGCCGCGACATCGGCGCGAAAGCGCATCCAGACGCGATGGGTGATTGTCACCGGCTCGGCGCCGGCCGCCTCCGAAACACCGGCCCGCACCGGCTCGATGCGTGCCCAGAGGCTTGCAAAGGCGGTAAAGGCGATCTCCATCCCGCCCTGCCCGTCCGGAGTCTCCTCCGGCGCCTCCAGCACCAGCCGCGCCGTGAAGGCGCCGGGATCCAGCGTCAGGTCTGCCATCAGAGCCTCCGCATGCGATAGGGGGCGATCAACCGGTCGTAACTGGCCGGCACGATACCCGGCTGCTGGTCGAGCGAAACCGCGCCGCGGAGCTCGAACATCGCCGCCACATGGGTCAGCATCGCCCGCTTCAGCGTATCCGGCACGTCGGCGCCCGCCTCGCCGAAACCGGCGGTGAAGTCGATCTCGATGCCGTTCATCGCCTGGCCGGGCAGTGGCCGATCCGGCAGCAGCAAGCGCGACGGCCGCGCCACGCCGTCAAGCACATAGCCGGAGACATCGACGTGGAGCGCCACGCCCGCCTCGTCATAAACCGTCACCGTATCAATGGTTTGCACCGGCCCCCTCGCAATCGGACTCACCCGTCCGCGCGGCCAGTGGTCGAGATGGAGACGGAAACCGCGTGCAATCAGCGCCAGCCCCGTCTCCCGCTCCAGGTGCTCGCGCGCCACCGCGATCAGCGATGTGAGAAGCGTGTCCTCGTCGCCCGTGTCCAGCCTCAGATGCGCCTTCGCCTCGGCAAGCGTCAGCGGCTCCGCCAGCGGCGGATCGAGTTCGTGAATGGTCATGGATTTTCCCGGATTGGGCGCATGCAGAGCCGGCCGCTCTTGGCCGGCGGATGCGCAACATCGATGTCCTGTAGGCGAGCCACCGGAGGCGGCAAACGGGCGCCACGAAAAATGTGGCGGACGCGGAGGGAGGCGGCCGCGTCCGCCATCGCGTCAGGCGGCAGCAATGCCCGCCTCACGCGAAGCCAGATCGAACCCAGCCTGGAAATCCCCTCAACAAAGGAGTTAATCACAGACCGGCAGGCTTGTTCCGAAGAATCTGGCCTGACTGCGAAATTTCAGGGGGCGCGAGGCGGGTCTCAGCTTTCGCCGAATTTCACCAGCTTGATCGCCTCGAAATTCTGCACCCCGCCGCCGACGCGCTTGGTCGTGTAGAAGAGCACATAGGGCTTGGCGGAATAGGGATCGCGCAGCACACGCACGCCCGTGCGGTCGACCACGAGGTAGCCCGCCCGGAAATCGCCGAAGGCGATCGCGAAACTGTCGGTCGCCGCATCCGGCATGTCCTCGGCCTCGGCGATCGGGAAGCCCATCAGCGAGGCCGCCTGGCCGGGGCCGGAGGGCGGCAACCAGAGATAGTTGCCGTCCGCATCCTTGAACTTGCGGATCGAGCCCTGCATCTTGCGGTTCATGACGAAACTGGCGTTCTGCCGGTGCCCGGCCTTCAGCGCATAGATCGTGTCGACCAGGATGTCCGAGGGGCCGGAGGCGGCGAAGGCGCCGTCGACACCGGTCGCCAGATAGCCGATACTGCCCCAGCTCCAGCTTCCGTCGGTCACCTTCGTATAGTCGAGGAACCCCTTCGGCTTGTTGGTGCCGTCGCCCGACACGAAGGCCGCACCCTCCTGGTCGGCAAAGACGATGTCGATCTCCGCGGCGATCCAGGCCTCGACATCGACGGCCGCATCGTCGAGCAGGGCAGCCGTCGCGGCCGGCATCGCATAGAGTTCCATGGTCGGGAAGGAGAGTTCGGCAAGCTGCGCCGCATTGGTCTGCGGCCGCGCCGCGGTCTCCGCCACCCAGCCCGAAGCCATGCCCGACGTCGCGACCGGCTTCTTCAGCACCGCGCCCGAGACCTGCCGCACCGTCGCAAGCGCGCGGATCGGCGAGACGATGGAAAGCCTGCGGCCGATCTCAGTGTCGGTCTGATCGGGCACGAGATAGCCGCCATCGGCAGCCGACCCCACCGACATCGCCTTCGCCTCGAGGTCGCGCAGCCCCGCCTCGTCGCCGCGGCGGATATAGGTCTCGAAGGCCGCCTTGTGCTCGGCCGCTTCGGCGGTGTCAGCGCCGCCGCGCCCCAGCGCCGGCCTTGCCTTCTTCAGCGCGAACTGGTCGATCACGCGCTTCTGCTCGTCCATCGCCCGGTTGATCCGGTCGACCTTGTCGCGGGTGACGACATCTGCCGTCAGTTTCTGCTCGATCTCGCCGAGCCTGCGGTCGTTCGTCTCCTTGAAGGCCTCGAAGGCCTCCATGAAATCGTCGAAGGCAGCCGTCATCGTCTCCGGCACCGCCTTGATCTCGGGTGCCACAGCGGTCTTGTCCACGGTCATCGCGTTGTCCTTGTCCTGAGTGTCTAGAGCTTCATCATCCGCGCCGCCCGCCGCATGGTGCGGACGAGCTCGGTCTCCTTGTCGCGGAACCACCGCGCATTCTTCACGTTCGAGACCCTGGCCGACGGCAGCATCGGAAAGGTCACGATCGAGATTTCCCAGAGGTCAGCCTCGAGGATGCGGCGCACGCCGGTCGCCCGGTCGGTCTTCGACTTGACGGTCTGGAAGCCGATCGACAGCCCGTCGAGTGCGCCGTTCTTCATCAGGCTCAGCACTTCGCGGGCGCGCGCCACGCCGGGCGACAGCACGCCCTCGACATAGAGCCCGCGCCCATCCTCGCGGATCGTCTTCCAGCGCCCGAGCGGCTCGGACGGATCATGCTGGAAGAGCATCCGCACACCCCCGGCGCCGCGCCTGTCGAGCGACTTCGCAAAGGCGCCTGGCGCAATCGCATCCTTGCCGAGGTCCACCTCGCCGAAGAGGCTCGCATAGCCCGAAAACCGCCCCTCCGCCGTCACGCCAGACAGCGTCAGATCGGCATATTTCTTCGTCCGCCAGACCGGAAGGTCGTCGGTTGTCATGGGATTACTCCGATGTTGGGAATTGGATATCGGTGTCGGCAGTCGCAGGCGGGGCGGTGGGTCGCGAGTAGCGAATAGCGAATAGCGAATAGCGAATAGCGAATAGCGAATAGCGAATAGCGAATAGCGAATAGCGAATAGCGAGATCGCTGCTGGTTGGGCCGCCAGTTGCAAGCCCCATCTCGCGCGATCGTCGACGTGGCGGCCAACCAGAAAGAAAACGTCCCAGCAGTCCCAGGCCGTTCCACCTCGCCCCCTAACTCTTCCCTATTCGCTACTCCCTATTCGCTCCCCCGCTTGCCCATCCTCTCCGCCACCCGCGCCAGTACGCCTAGCACCCACCAGGCCGAAAGGCTTGCGGCGGCGGAGCCGGCGAGCAGGATCTCCGTGCCCGACAGCGCATGGGCGATGCCGGCCCGGGTCACGATCCACATGCCGGCCGGTCCGCCGAAGATCATCCCGCAGGCAAGCCCGGTCAGGAACCGCGACGCCGCCTCGCGCCGGCTTTTCGGCAGCAGATAGACGAGCGACACGGCAGACCCCGCCGACGCGCCAATGACGCGCGCAGCCCAAAGCCCGCCCTCGTTTCCGAAGTCAGCCATTTCTTAAGCCTTTCAGATTATTCTGAAATTCGATCGCACGACGTGTGCCGGCACCCGACGAACGGCTCACGCAGAGTCAGCCGCGGCATTTGCCGAGTCTTTTGAATCGGTTGCGTCGATGGGTTTCCAGATCGATTCAGCTTGTTCACATGATGAATCAACCGGAACCGATCCTGATTCCGATTTACCTCACAACCGATTGATTAATTTCAATTTTGTCAGAAGCGAGAGCCGCAGCGGCCCACCATCCGCCAACGGACCCCCTCCCCCTTGTGGGGAGGGTTGGGGAGGGGTCTTCATTGCCAGGCGACATCGTCACCCGCTCAATACCCCACCGCCTGCCGCTTCTCCTCCTCGCTCAGGAAACCCGCAGCCCCAACGCGCGCCCAGAGCTCGCCGCGCTCGGCGGAAAGCCCTGCCACCTGGTCGAGATCGGGGGCAAGCCGCACCGCTGCCTCGCGCCCCTCCGAAAACCAACCCGACAGCGACGAGGCAGTGCGGGCGATCAGCGGCAGCACGGTCAGCCGCCAGAAGGCGCGGTTCGCCTCCTGATAGTTCGCATAGGTGGCGTCGCCGGGAATGCCGATCAGCATGGGCGGCACGCCGAAGGCGAGCGCGATGTCGCGCGCAGCCCCGTTCTTCGCCTCCATGAAATCCATCTCGCGCGGGCTCAAGCCCATCGCCTTCCAGTCGAGCCCCCCTTCGAGCAGCATCGGCCGCCCGGCACGCGCCGGCCCGGAATAGCCCTCCTCCAGCTCCGCCTTCAGCCGGTCGTACTGGTCGGGGGACAGATTGCCGCCCTCCTTCGGCTGGTAGACGAGCGCCCCGGAGGGGCGCGCCGAATTGTCGAGCAGCGCCTTGTTCCAGTGCGCCGCCGCGTTGGAAAGGTCGAGCGCCACGCTCGCCGCCTCCAGCGCCGCAAAACCCATATGGTCGTCGAGCGGATGGAAGGTCCTCAGATGCAGGAGCCCGTCGCCATCCGCCGGATACCGCCGCTGATGCGCGCCGACCCGGTATTCATAAGCCTCCGGCCAGCCGTCCCGCCCCTCAATCACCCGCATCCGGTCGGGTCTCAAGAGATGCAGTTCGCGCAGGCCCCCGCCGATCCTGACGCCCTCGACGAAGGCATTGCCGGAAAGCAGCAGGTGCCCGTAGAGCGCCTCGAAGAATTCCACCCCCGCCATGCGCCCGTTCGGCCGGGCGATCAGCGCCAGCAGCGGATCGCCCGGCCGCTCGTCCTCGCCCTCGTAGAGCAGCCACGGCACCGAGGCCGCCGCCTCCGCGATCATCCTGACCGCCCGGTGCGCCACCGGGTTCTTCATGAACCCCTCGCGCGACAGCCCGGCATAGCTCCGGCTCGACCAGTGCGCCCGCCCCTCGGCCGTCAGTGTGATGAACCCCGACGCCTTCGTTTCCGGCACGGCAGAAACCCCGGCGCGCCGCCAGGGCAGGAAGGTGGAGAATTTCATGAAATGGTCCCTTTGGTGTTGGGTAGGTAGTAGCGGTTAGGCGGTAGGCAGTAGGGGGAAGCGAATAGCGAATAGCGAATAGCGAATAGCGAATAGAAGCGGCCACCACTCCTGCCAGCTTGGCAACGAAAAGCAGCAGCCCACCCCCTCAGCAAGCGGTGCGCCCACGGGTACGAACCGCTCTGCAACTGGCAGCCCTCTATTCGATACTCCCTATTCGCTATTCGCTATTCGCCCCTTCCCTGCTGCCTAACCCCTTCACTCCCCCATTGCCCCCAGATACCGCCGCCCGTAGCTCACCACCAGCGCCGCCTTGTCTCGCCCGTTGATAATCCTTCGCGCGCCCGTCCAGTCGCTGCGCGCACCGTCGAAATGGTGTGAAAGCCGCCGCCCGGTGAACGCCCCGTCCAGCATGCCGTGCACGAGGATCGCCGCCGAAACCGCCGGCTCCATCGCGCGGTGGGGCTCGGCGACGATATCGACGCCCGCCCGGTCGCTCATGCGCTCGTAATTCGCCTTGTGCGTCAGTTGCACCAGCCCGCGCCCGAGCCAGCTCTTGCCTTCGGCGTCGCGCCGCCAGTAGGGCCGCGTCACGGAGGGCAGCCGCCCGGCGACAAACGCCTTGTCGAGGATGGCAATCGCCCGG